ATCCACCTCCTCCTGCCAAGCGCTCAGGTTAATCCAGCTCGGGTCAACATCGGTGTAGTTGGTAATCAGATCGTATATGATGTTAGCTACCGTCTCGCTATTGTACTCAAGTACGAGTTGAACTACAGCACCGGCATCGTGCGAAGTCGCCGTAGTGTTGCTTTGCCCGCGAGTGATGGTCATGACGTCGCCAGTACGACTAAACGATACGATCTCGCTTCCGCCTATGGCCACCTTTCCCGAAGATGGGTAGTAAGCATCACCTACTCCGGACGGCGACAATCGTAGCGAAGTCTGTGAGTCAGTAATGGATTCGGCAAGTATGCCTGGGGTTACTGATGGAGCCTGCGCTCGATCGCCGTCTAGGAAGCGAAGAGGGTCTTTAGCGACTATGGTAAAACTGTTGTCGTGAGGTCCGCTGTGGGACTCTATAATGTAGTGTCTGACACGCATCTCGGAGAGAAGCTGTCCGTGCTCTCCGCGATATACTCGCAGAGCTCTGCCGCGGAGAGATGGGATACGCGCTCTGAGTCTGCCCCACAAGGTACCTCTGCGCAACGGATCGTAACCCCGTTCGCTCACGTACTTGTCGATACCGGTATCACTGTGCATGTGATCAACGAGAGTCACCGTCACGGACTCTCGCTCACCCATACTTATGCCTGGCTCTAGCACCGGCGCCGTCGTGGAGATGCTCGCAAGCGATGGTATAGCATCGTATGGAGATGGATCAGCATCGGATGCTATGAACCTGAGTGTAAGCACTCCCTCGTCGAAGTTGTCTTTATCCTGGCAAGTGCGGAAAGTGTTGAAACACTTAGCTGGCCCCGTTACGCCGAGCTGCGCCTCGCATGGAGCCACTCCGTACGTAAGCTCGCAGTACGGAAGATCGATCTCGACTATCTCGACGGCTCTCACTCTATGATCCCCTGTACTCCAATAGACACCTGCATCATGCCGTTGGAGCGTTGATTTCTGGGCTGCACGTCGCCCGTCGGCCACACGAATCCAACTTCGTCAGAGTAGTCCTGCGGTCGCCACGCAAAGAAGAATGGGTTGATCTCAGCATTAGAAAGAAATGGTTCCATGTTCTCGCGATACCAGTCAGGCTTTAGATTCGACAGGTCTATATTGTTCTCGTACGATCTACGACGAACGACTCTGCCAAGAAACTGTCCGTTCTCTGAACGACCGGTCGAAACCGTGGTAACACGAGCATACGGAAGCGGTGTATGGCCCACGTATATCCTGCGCTGCACCACCAGTATGCGGCCTAAGTACATCACAGCTATTCTCGGAATCGTGGAGGTAGGCGTCAACAGCAACCTCCACCACGACGCTGTGCGTTGAGTAAACTGATGAATGATGACCTTATCGTCAGACGGCGACTCCGTATCAGTAGCGTCACTCCACGCTGCTCCGTCGGAGCTGTATTGTACTTTGTACGATACTCCTCCTGATCCGAAGTTGTGACGCGCCAAGCCAATGTAGTCAATAGCAGTAGCTTCTCCTAGCTGCACAGTTATGGACTGCTCCGCTGTGCTCGTCCCGGCCCAGTATAAAAACGTTAGCGGGTTCGCTAAGTCAGTGACTGGATGGTTCGGTGCTTCTTCGCTCGCAGTAACATTGTCTATAGTTACTACGTTATGCCAACCGATTCGAGGGTTATTGGGCAAGCTCTCGTTCTGTGGAATGATGATCATTGCAGCACCACCTTTCCACCGTCCTTCTGAAACTCGATCATCGCCTCAGCAAGTAATCGAAGCTGCCGTCCGCTGAACAGAGAGTTCGGATCGAGGCCCTTAATTACCATCGTCCTCTGTTGCGATGGTCCGCTCCCGTCGCTGACAGGAGTCACTGGCGGAGCAGGAGTGGAGCCAGCCAACGAAGGAGCAGCTCCGCCTCCACCGAACTGTTGAGCTTTGATTGATTGTATCTGAGCTGCTCCGGCAGCTGCCTGAGCTGCTGCCATGGCAAACGAGAGTGGGGGAGGGTAAGCAGACAGAGCCTTGGTAACACCCTCAGCAGTATTGATGATTGCGTTGGCTATGCCGGCAGCCTTGTTTATGGCGAACATTCGCTTCGACTGATTCGCTACACTAGCAGTCATATTTGCGAGTTCCGAGGCTACTGTCTTCGCTTGATTCTTGAAGCTCGAAGTCGTGAACTTCTCCAACTCCGACATTCCCCGCTTTCGTATGTCAGCGAGGTCAGACATTAAGTTCTCCTCGAGCTGCCTGCGCAGATCAGCAAACTCCTCTTCAGTCAGCAGCTTCAACTCCAGAGCTTCCCGCAGAGCCTCGAGATCGCGTTTGTAGTACTCAGTGACCAACTCCTCCTCTTCCATGAGCCCATCTCGAATAGCTTGCAGTCTAGCTGCTATTCTCTCTCGATTTTGCTCGTCCGCTTGCTCCGCGGCAACCTGTTCTGGGTCCTCCTCTGCCGCGAAGCCCGCCGCGCCTTCGTTACCCATCGCGGCTCGCACTTCATTGAGTTGGGTAGCAGCCTCTCGCGCTCGATTCTTTACAGCCTCGAGGAATCTCTCGAACTTCGAGCTAGGCATCTCTGTCATAGCAAGCTCATGGAGCTCAGACCTGACGACACCGACCTGGTTACGAGCAGCATCGCCAAACTCCCGCAGACGCTCCATGAAGTCACTCTGACGAACAGAGTCGAGCAGCGGTATGTCTACCTTCGGCAGCCTGTTAAGCTGTTTGATGGCGAAGTTGACGCCTGCGTACAAATTATCGATGTACTGAGTGAAGGCCTCTGCCGCAATCTGAACCACCGATACTGCGGCTGCACCGAACCCTGTCAGGATCAGCTCAGCTCCTTTGATGGCGACGCGCACGCCATGGACTACATCGAGGAACTTGCCGAAAGCTCGTATGCCTATCTCAATGCCTTTCATCGCATGGTCGCCGAACCCGCCAGCATCAATGGCCATGGTGCGGAACCGCTCAGAGAGCTCCGTGATGAGTGGAGCAACGGCGACTGTGATGCGATCACGAACGGCGACCAGCACGTCTTCGAAGACGCCCATCGCATCGTTGGCTGCTTCGATCTGTGAAGCGTCGATGGCAGACAGACGGAGGCCGAGTCTATCAATCTCGCGGCCCTGCTCCCTGATGGCATCGCCTCCCATGCGCAGGAGGTCAACCATCTCCACGTTGCGGATGCCGAACTGACGGAGCAGGTCAGCCGTCTGAGCTGTATTCAGTCCTAGCTCTCGCACTCGATCTGCGATGGTCGCGAAGCGAGTATCGATGTCCATGCGGATGAGCTCTTCAGCCTCTAGGCCGAGCGCATCCAGCATGTCTTTCGCTCTGCCCTGTCCGCGTGCTGCTTCGCCGAGGCGCTGAGTGAACTGCTCAACAGCCTGAGCCAACTGCTCTTGAGACACACCGGCATCACCGGCAGCCATCTCCAAAGCTCGGAGACCACCGATAGTCGCGCCGATGTTTCGAGCGAGTTTGGCTTGCGTGTCTATCGCCGAGAGCCCGGACTTAACCAGACCCGCAATGACAGCCGCGCCAGCCGCACCCGCAGCGAGCCCAAGCTTACTCGCGCTGTCCACGACTCTGCGCATCGCCGTAGCGACGCCCTTGAGCCGTCCTTCCGCCGAGTTCAGATCACGATGGAATTGCTGAGTGACAGCCCCAAGATGAACTGTTAGATCACCAAGGCTAGGCATGCTTGGGCTCCTCCTTCTGATGGAGCATGCCCCTCAACTCATTGAACACGTCTTCTCTCATACCACCGATCATCTTCGGGGGCTTACGCGCGTCGACTATGAGCCAAAACTCCTGTGGCGACATGGCCCAAAATTCGCTTGGCGCAAGTCCCCAGATGCCGACCGCTATTCGGTAGCACTCGACGACGAAGCTGTCGGTGCTGACGACTTTTTTCTGTCAGCCTCCGACGACGATGGTTCGAGGTCCTTGCCGCTCGAAAGCTGCTTGAACTCCTCGTCGTTGATGTACTTGAGAGAATAGAGCACCGCAGCCTGAATGCAACCGGAGTACACATTCAGGAGTTTGGGCTCTGCGGTCATGACGTACTCACGAATCTCGGAGCGTTTGAAGTTCGTCTCCACCGTTGACAGCCACTCGACGATGACGGCGGCAATCTTGGACCGCAGCATCTTCTCAGGGGAAGCCAGGTTGATGGAGGCTACCACGTCAGCGTTGGTGTCGTAGATGCGTTCCACGATCTCGATGATCCTGAAGTTCACATCGACGACGGCAACCTCGCCGTCTGGCAACGGTATCTCAAGCGTCTTTCTTAGATGCTTTGCCATGATTACGACTCCAACACGGTGACTTCGCCGCTCGACATGAAAGTGGCACTGAAGGCTACGTCACCACCAGACTCGCCGGAGAACTCCAGACTGCCAAGGAAGAAGCCGTGGTCGGCTACTTCGATGCTTCCGTCCGCGTTCTGTATCGCGATGTCGGTAAGGGTGTTGCCGTTCCACTGGTTGAGCATCCACTGGTAGTTCTCGGATGTCGCTACTCCCTCGATAGTCACGTCGATGGAGCGCACTCCAGGCTCCGGAAGCAGCGTACGATGGCCGTTGCTGTCATCCGTAGTCACGTCCACTGGCTCGCGATTGTGTGTTGCGCTCTTGGTCCTGACGGCAGCAATCACTTCATTGCCACGCAAAATCTTGAACGCGCGTCCGTTGTAGCCGATCACACTCATGACTGACCCTCCAAAGGTTGTCGGTGAACTTCGTAGTTGGCAGTAAAAAGAAACCGGTCGTTATCATCCCGTCCGATGTACATGATCTCGGACGTGAGCCACATTCCGGTATAACGATGCTTGCCGATGCTTCGCTCTAACGGCAATCCATCCACGACAGCATCCGGTTGAGCGAGCAAAGTAAATATCGAGTTTTGAGTTTCCGCTCCCTCCACGTAATCTTTGCTTCTGACTCGCACTTGGATAGTGTGAGCACGAAGATTCACGTCAATTGCCACAGGAGGAGGCCCGCCAGTATCGTACAGAGTTATCACGTCATCCGGAGACGTTGGCTCGCGCGATACATGGATAGACCATCGGCTGCTACCTCCTCGTTCCCCCACACCTTCGTCGGCTAAGAACTGAGCTATCTCTACTGCCGGGGTCATACCTTAGCTCTCTGCTGTAGTATGCGTATAATCTCGTCTTGATTGTTGCGAAGAGCAACCTCAAGAAACTTCGCTTGCCCTACTTCGTGATGAGCCTCCATGTCCTCGTGGACGAATATAGCGTAATTGGCAGTGAAGCCAATAGTGACAGTGGTATGCCCTTTGGTCGTGTACGCGCTCCCCTTCAAGTTACCCGTATCAACTGGCACCAACTTCTGGGCGTCTCTCTGTACTTTGAGACCAGCGATGAACAGCCCATCCAGCGTGTCCTTCTCGATCTTCTTAGCATACTTGTTGAGGTTATTGACCACACGCTCAAGACCAGTGACTTTGCCTTTGGCCATTATAGAAACACCTTTACGAGCGACAAAGACTGTTTGAGGTTAGGAGAGTCTACTACTTGCCTAATCTCTTTAGCTCCGTCCACTGGTGTTGGCTCTTCCGACACGCCGCGGAACAACATTCCTTTATTCTCAACGGGAGCACTCAGGTAGACTACAGAACTGCTGATCTCCTCTCTCCCCTCATTACTGCGAAAGAGCACAGCAACATCCTGCCACCTACATTTTCGGAGTTCCGGAGGCCCGTACAACGTGCCTCCGAACCCATCATTGCCTACCGGTGGCCAGTACGTTACCGTCTCACGCATGTGCTTCTTGTAATTAGGCATTGAGCACCTGCACCTCTGCCTTCGGCTTACCTATGCGTATGAGGCACCCATTAGGATCGAGTTGTATTGCCAGCTGTCCGTAACTTGTAGCCTTCAACCCCTCACCGAAGTGAGACGTTGCGTAGGAGTCGGAGGCGTCGCCAAGCTTTGAAGACGTAGCGACGCCTGCCCCCGAGCTATCGACTATCGTCAACAGATGTGCGGCCAGATACTTGACGATAGCGTCTCTCCGATTTTCGTCGGCGATAGCCTTCAAGCACTTCTCTGCGATCAGCTGCACATCATTTATTGCAGCCTCTATCTGCAAATCAGACAGCTCAGTCTCGTAGACTAGCCGCACATCGTTGACTGTAACAGTCATAGCTCCTCCCTCGGTTTACCCTTCGGATTCCGAGTTTTTGTTGTTGCGCGCTTCTTCGATGGCGAAAATGATATCGCTCTTCGACCAGCTCAAAGACGCGACGACCCCCAGTTTCTCCGCCACCTCGATCAGCTCACTCTTCGTGAGCCTTGCCAAGTCGACCGTAGCTTCGTCGGTAGTCGTGCCCTTCTCGCTGCTAGCAACGACATCCTTCTCGCTGCTGGCAGCAACAGTACCCTTCGGCCGAAGGCGATCGCTGAACGCCTTCAGTTCGCGATCGCTGGCGTCGAGCTCTTCGCCCTTCGCATAGGTGACGATCTTGCCGTCCTCCATGCGAGAGTGGGACTTGCGATAGACCTCTGCCCTTGGCATTGCGCGTACTCCTTCTGGTTATTGTCAGCTACTAGGAGCCGATGGTAGCGTGCATGACTCCGACGCGACCGTCGTAGTCCGCCTTGATGCGCGGCGCCCAGGCAGTGAAAACCTGGAAGTAGTTGGTCCAGCCGGAGCCAGACGACCACTGCGTCGTAGCCAGATCGGAGCCGACGGCAAGGTCCACCGTACCACGCGACAGCTCGACCATGACCACGTCCGGTCCGCCGTTGCTCAGACCCTTGAGCGCGTCCGCCACGCGGATGTCGCTGATGCGCGGGTCCTCCAGCACGCGCTGGCGCAGCGACTTGTCCGAATCGGCCTTGAAGTCCTCCGCGAACTTGGCGGAGAAGTCGGCCGGGATATAGAGCACGAACGGACCGAAGCGGCGATGATCGCGCTCCATGACGGTGATCATCTGAAGAATCTCGGAAAGCACCGTCGTGCCCGGAGCCAACGACCAGTCGCTGATAGTAAAGGTGGCCCTGTCCGGGTGCGTGGTGTAGCCGTACACCTGGTAGACCTTGTCACGGCTACGCGTGACGCCGATGGTGGTGCCGTAGAACATCATGTTCTCCGACGTTCGAGCGACGGCGCGCGCTGCCTCGTTGCCCATAGTCAAGTCGAGCGCAGCACCGCGCATGCGCGACGCCATGAGCACGCGCTCGCCGATACGGAAGCGCTTCTGGATCACCGGGATAGGCGTGCCTTCCAGCCCGAACTCCTGACGATCCTCCTCGGTCACCGTCTCGCCGTCCATAGTGATACCGGCGTCGGTGATTTCCGAGCCCGTCTCCCACTCGGAGACGAGGACGCCCAAACCGCCCACGGGATGGACGAGTCCAGCGTTGCGCAAGTCGTCGACCGCGACCAAGCGCTCGCGCGCTGACTCAAGCAGCTGGGCCTCCAGCTCGATCCACTCCTCCTTGCGGAGCGTGGCATTGCCGTGGATGCGACGCTCCTTGTAGATGAACTCGCCGTTGCTATCGCGCTGGCCAGTGTTGTACGCGACCACGGGCTCGCCGCGGCGATTGAGGTACGGACGCTTTGCGAGAATCTTGTTCT